CTACATCTGCTCAAATGATGGGTCTTCCTGCTCATGTTGATATGAACATTATCCTTAATAATATGTCAAAAATGCTTGAATCAATGAAACAACAAATTGACAAAACAGGTTCCGACCTGTAGAATAACTAAGTACACAAAAGCCAAATCCTACAAATACGAGGTATAAATGTCTAATTTCGCAAATCTTAAAAAGCAGTCTTCTCTTGGTTCACTCACTGAAAAACTGGTGAAGCAAGTAGAGAAAATGAGTACTACTTCCAGTAGTGCCGATGAACGTCTCTGGAAACCAGAAGTAGACAAAACCGGTAATGGTTTTGCAGTTCTTCGTTTCCTTCCTGCTCCTGATGGTGAAGATCTTCCTTGGGCAAAAATGTATTCACACGCATTTCAAGGAAATGGTGGTTGGTATATTGAAAATTCTTTGACTACTATTGGTGGTAAAGATCCACTTGGTGAATATAATCGTGAACTATGGAATACTGGATCCGAAACAAATAAAGAAATTGTTCGTAAACAAAAACGTAAACTGAATTATTATTCTAACATCTATGTTGTAAAAGATCCTACAAACCCTTCAAATGAGGGTAAAGTCTTCCTGTTTAAGTATGGTAAGAAAATCTTTGATAAGATTATGGAAGCAATGCAACCTGAGTTTGAAGATGAATCCCCAATCAATCCCTTTGATTTCTGGGTGGGAGCAAACTTCAAACTGAAGATTGTAAAGAAAGATGGATACTGGAACTATGATAAGTCAGAGTTTGATCGTGTAAGTCCTCTATTGGACGATGATGATGCTATGGAAGCAATCTGGAAGAAAGAATATTCACTGACTGCAATCACTGCACCAGACCAGTTCAAGACCTATGAGGAACTTGAGCGTCGTATGAATATGGTTCTTGGATTGAGTCCAAGTTCTTCTCCTACTCAGTCTCGTGCTGTTGTAGAACAAGAAGATCAGTACGAATCTTATAATCAACCAGTAAATAGTGAGACTAAAGTTCTAGAAGAACTTGAACAGTCTTATGCTCGTTCCAAGTCTCCTACTCTTCCTACAGTCACTAGTGCTGTTGATGAAGATGAGGATAGCGCATTGCAGTATTTTCAAAAATTAGCGGAAGAGTGATTAACTTAACTAAATAACAATACCTATAAGGTCGCACTTAAGGTAGAAAGGGTGTCTTCGGGCACCTTTTCTTATATAAATAGTATTGCGACTTTATAGAGTAGAATTATGGAAACTCCAAAAGAGCATTACTATACCTATTATTCTTATGAAGAATGGGGTAGAGGATACATCGGTAGTAGAGGGTGCAACTGTCCTCCAGAAAAAGATGTAAAGTATTTTGGTTCCTTTAAAGATAAGACATTTAAACCAACTCAAAAAATAATACTTAAAAATGATTATGCTACTAGAGAGGATGCATATGTTGATGAGATTATTTTACAAGAATATTATAAAGTGGTAGAAAATCCACACTTTGTAAATAAAGCATATCAAACTTCTACTGGATTTAGTAGAAAAGGAATGATTCCTTGTAATAAAGGTAAGAAAATGTCAGAGGAGCAAAAACAGAAATTGAGTGCTTCTTGTAAAGGAAGAAAATTAAGCGAAGAAACCAAAGAAAAAATAAGTAAAGCATTTAAAGGGCGTGAATTGTCAGAATCTCATAAAAGAAAAATTGGAGAATCTAATAAAGGAAAACCTAGACACACAGAAGAAAGTAAAGAAAGACTTCGAAAAATGCAACAAGATAAAAAAGGAAAACCAGGAAAACCACATTCAGATGCTACTAAAGAGAGAATAAGTAAAGCAACTAAAGGTAGAATACCTTGGAATAAAGGAATAAAAAATCCAGAAGTATGTGGAGCAAAAAATCCAAGAGCAAAAAGAATTGAATTTGAAGGAATAATTTATGAATGTATAAAAGATGCCTTAAAATCAACAGGAAGAACCAGACAGTATGTCTTAAAGTATGCTACTTATCTTTAACTATAAAGCAAAATATTGTCTGCTCTTTTGAGGGTTTCTGAAACATATTGTGAGGAACCCTCTTTATATTCCATAATTCCTTCCATATCATTTAATATAATACCAACATAATCTTTTTTGAGTAAGAAGATATTTCTCTTATTATCTTCTACTTTCTCTTCATATTCATAATTTGTTATTGGAATTGAAATATTTCCTGTGGTAATCTGTTGTTCTATAAAGAAATCATAATAACTTATTGAATAGGAAGAATCTACCTGAAGTCCCGCAGGAACTATTGTGACTCCTTGACTATTTTTAACTTCTTCTGTTTCATAGTGATGAATACCATCATAAAGAACTTGATACGCAATTTCTTCCCCCCCAGATATTGTATTTTCATCTACATTAGAAATTCCATACCTGGTTTCATAATATTTTACTTTTTCTTCCATAGTTCCATACTTATCTAATACAAATCTATCAAAGTCTGTTTGAGGTAGTGGCCATTCTGTTTGAATGTTTAAAATATTATTTGAGAGGAGAACAACCCAGTCTAATTTTGAGTCTCCATAAATCTCAAATGCAACATTATCAGGACGATCATTACCTATAATTTTATACTTCTCAAAAAACGAAAGATTTTGAAAAATATCTTCTCTTATTTTTCCTTTTTTGAAAAGATTTTTAACTCTAATATAATCTCCTATATTAGCACCAGGAAGTCTGCTAACATATTCAAATTCTGGAACTTGTCTGAAATAATTTGACATTTTTAGAAACCTATGGTTGCGTCATTATCATTTAGATATTCATCGTCAAAGATTGGCTCAAGTTCTTGGAATGATAATGATAATCTATAAGCAGTCATAGATTTTTCATCACCATCATAAGTCATATATGTTCCATCAGGAGTATACTCAACACCACAAGAAGTTAGAGCACATTCTTTAAAACTATTTAAGTAGGGATGTGCTACTGTTTTTCCTCCTATTGAAGTCATATATTGAATAGCAAAAGTATGTGGTGACTTTAAGAGTAATGAAGATTCACTTCTTTTTACCGACATTGCTTGTTTAAATGTACGAATGATTTGTTTCACAATCTTTGCTTCAGGACTTGATCTTGGATAAAACAGAAATGTGAATGAAAATTGTCTTAAACTTGGTCCAGAGAAAAGAAGTTCTACGTTGTTATTATTAATAGCACCAGATGCTCTTGCAGCAATATTTGCTTGTACTGCTGATCCAATAAAAAAATTTTCAGTTGTGGTTTTTAGATCTTCAGGAGTGACTCTATCTTTGGTACTTTCAGCTGATGTAGCAGCACCTTCAACCCCACCCTCAAGGAATCCTTTAGCAAATCTTGCAGCTTCTGATTGTAGCATATTTAAACTATCATTATTCCACCCTACTGGATTACTATCACTAATACCTGCAGGAATTGGTAGAGTAATCACTCCAATTCTTTTAGATCCCTCTACTATGGGAGAACCTCCCTCAAGAGTTACAACTCTTTTTCTTCCTGCAGCTCCTGCAAGTGATGGTGTGTATTCTAAAATAGAAAACTTAATCACATCTTGATTTAATGATAATTTTTCGGGATATCTAATATCACCACCATAACTTGTTCGTGTCCCTTTTTTCGAACTGACTGCCTCCGCCGCCACTGCCGCTGCAGTTGCTGGTGCCGTTGCTGTGGTTGTCGCGGCATTTGGTGTTCCTGCGGTACTATTTAATCGTGCTTGTTGTTGTGCAGTGGGATTAGCACCAAATGGACTTTGTGATGTAACTTGTTGTGTATATGCTTGTCTTTCGGAAGAATTTGGATTATTAAATGCTGCTGTTTCTGCTGCTGTCGCACCACTTTCAAATGTACGAGTTGACACCCCGGCACTTGTAGTATTAACGCTTGATACCGGTATTCCACTATTTCCTTGAGCATCAGTTCTAGATGTAGTTGCTTTTAAAGATCCATCAGTATTGGTTGTAACTGATGTAGAATAGAAATTATTTCCTACCTTAGATACTTTGCTAGTCGTTGTTGCCATTAGACACGAATAGTTTTACTTATTTAGCAGGAATTTTGCATAAGGTATAGAAAGCATCTCATCCAACTCTTCATACTTTACAACGTGAAGTTGTCCTGCAACTTCATTCCAAGTATAATTTCTATACTTTCTCCAATGAAAATTAATTCCTATAAATCCCCAACTTTTGATTTTGGTACAAGCAATCAATGGATGTTGATCGTATTCTAATCCTGGTGTTTTTGCATTATAAACAAAAGTATAAAACTTTCCAACTTCTGGTATCATCATCACATCTTTAAAAAGTTCTAAAATGATGAGCATTAAATCTTCGGGATCTGTAGTTCCTGAGGACCTAACTCTTTTTTTGAGTTCTTTAACTCTTGGTGTTGAACCAGAATTAATATACTGACCAAAACCTTCTGCCATTACTTAATACCTAAATCATTTTCTGTGATGACCTTAAACTCTAACATTCTATCCGCACACCATTCTTGAATTGCGATCCATTTTGCTTGGTTTACTGCATAAGTATTAACCTCGTGAATAAAGGTCTTTGTTTGTTTATTTCCTTTTACAGGTGGGATAGTTTGTTTTCTTGGTTTTATTTCTATTACATATTTTTGTGTTTTTCCATTACTTTCTAAAACTTCAATAATAAAGTCTGGAAAGTACCTACAAATTTTTTGTTTCACTGGATTATAATAAGGAACACAAAATTCCTCTGATCCATATTTTAATATATTGGGAGATCTATCGCACCACTGCATAAACTTAAGTTCCCAACTACTTCTATACACTATATTTTGAGAGTTTCCCATATACTTTTCTGGATTTCTTGGATGAAAATATCCTTGATGATATTTTGAATCACGCGGCATTTTTCCAACCTTTATGAGATTTTCTTTTATTTTCTCCCATTATCTCTACTACATAATATATAAAGATCAAAAAGTATTTATAAATGCCTAATGTAAAGAACATAGCAGACATTAAATTAAACTTACTTCATCCGGCATTAACTTCTCATTTTGAAGTGAAAATTCCAACACCAACAGGTTTAAAACCCAAGGATCTTTCTGCAAATGGTGTTAGATATGATCAAGGTAAATTAAATCTTCTTTGTTCGGATGCAATACTTCCTGGATCTCAACTTGCAACTCATAGCATTTCTGGAGATTTTCACGGAGCTACTCATAAACACGCATATAGAAGACTATTTGATGATAGAATTGATTTAAGTTTTTATGTTGATGCTGAAAATTACTTACCTATCAGGTTTTTTGAAGCCTGGATAAAATATATTGTAGGCGAACAAGTAATTTCTACTGGTGGTCGTCCCGGAACTAATAGTAGTGAATATTTTTATAGAATGAACTATCCGGTTAATTATATCTGCAATCAAGGATTTGAGGTAATAAAATTTGAAAGAAGTAGTATTGGTGATGCTAAAGGAACAAAAGGAGGCACAATGACTTATAAATTTGTAGATATTTTCCCAATTTCCATTAACTCAATGTCTGTTTCTTATGATGCATCGTCATTATTAAAATGTACAGTTGCTTTTTCTTATGTTAGATATTTTATAGATCGTGCATCATCTTCTGGATCTACTTCTCCTAGTACAGCAACTGGGGAAGCATCATCTCCTAATTTTAATATAACACCAGAAGCACAAGCAAGTCTTAATAATCAAGCATTCAATCCAAATATAAATTTAAGTAGTGTTATTCCTACTACCACAGGTGGAGTTTCATTTAATACTGCTAATGCTGCAGGTAATACTGTTGATACAACTGGGGCATTTAATATTTAAAGCATCTAAATAATCATACCTGAAATTCACTATAAAACATTATAAATATTAATGCCTGAACTGGTGGTTCTTTTCGGGGAGAAAGGGGGCAGAAATGCTCCTTTTCTTATATAAATAATAATAACCACCAGTTTTAAGAGCAAAGTTATGCAATCACGTATTTACACGTATAAAATTACTTTTGAAGAAGTACCTTATTATTACTGGGGATCTCATAAAGAAAAAAGATATAATGAGTATTATATGGGTTCTCCTGTAACTCATAAGTGGTGTTGGGATTTTTATACACCAAAGAAGCAGATATTGGAGTTTTTTAATACTAGAGAAGAAGCAAATTTTGTAGAAAATAGATTGATAAAACCTGTTCTTAATGATTTATATTGTTTAAATGAAAATTGTGGTGGAATAGTTTCATTAGAAATGTGTAAAAGAGGAGCAAAAACACTAGTTGAAAATAAGTTAGGAATACATTCAAGAACAAAAGAGCAAATCATAAAAGACGGTAACAAAGGAAGAGAAACCCAAAAAAGATTAGGAACTGGAGTATATGGACTTTCTCCAGAGATGAGAACAGAAAATGGTAAAAATTTGGGACAAAGAAATGTTCAAACTGGTCATATACAAAAACTTGGTAAAGAATATGGAAAATTATGTTATGAAAATGGATTGGGTATTTTTGGTATAAGTGAAGATGAAAGAAAAGAAAACTCAAGTAAGGGTGGAAAGATGAGTGGGAATGAAGCATATAAAAATAAAACAGGAATCCATAATTTTACTAAAGAAAAAAGATTAGAAGTAAGTAGTAAAGGTGGAAAATCCTCTAGTAGTCAAAAATGGAAGTGTTTAGTTACTGGATACGTTTCTACTGCTCCAGGTTTAGCATCATATCAAAGAAAACGAAATATTGATACCTCTTTAAAGGTTAAAATAACTTTATAAATAACTTAAACATTAATTATTTGAGTTTTTAAAATGCCGCTCCCTCGAATTTCTACGCCAACTTATGAACTTGAGTTGCCCTCTACAGAACAATCAATCAACTATAGACCTTTTCTTGTTAAAGAAGAAAAACTTTTAGTTATTGCTCTTGAGAGTGAAGATACAAAACAAATCACAACAGCAATTAAAACTGTTATTAAAAACTGCATTCTCACAAAAGATATTAAAGTAGAAAATTTACCTACTTTTGATATTGAATTCTTGTTTCTCAATATTAGGGGCAAATCAGTTGGTGAACAAGTAGATGTTAATATTATTTGTCCAGACGATAATGAAACTAATGTCTCTGTAAGTATTGATCTTGATGATATTAAAGTGTTAAAAAATGAAGATCACACTAATAAAATTAAAGTAGATCCAACAATTATGATGGAAATGAAATATCCATCACTTGAGCAGTTTATTAAAAATAATTTTGATTTTAATAATCAAAATGCTATGGATCAATCTTTTGAACTTATTGCATCTTGTATTGATAAAATTTACACCAAAGATGAAGTTTGGTCTACTTCTGATGTTACTAAAAAAGAACTTACAGAATTTTTAGAATCAATGAACTCATCTCAATTTAAGGATATTGAGAAGTTCTTTGAGACAATGCCCAAACTTTCGCATAAAATACAAATTAAAAATCCAAAGACAGGAGTGGAAAGTGAAGTTGTTTTAGAAGGGTTAGCAAGTTTTTTCGCGTAGGAATGGTCCATATGGACCTTGAGAATTACTTTAGACTTAATTTTTCTTTGATGCAGTATCATAAATGGAGCCTAACTGAAATAGAGGCAATGATACCTTGGGAAAGAGATGTTTATGTTGGATTACTTCAGCAGCATCTTGAAGAGGAACAACTAAAACAGCAACAGCAAAAATCTAGTTTCTAATGTAAAGGAAAATGGTAGCAGCAAATCCACAGAAATTGATGGGGAGAAATAAAAAAATCCAATCTGAAGTGGATAAGCAGCAGCAACAGTTAACTGCTGCTCCCATTAATATTGCAGTTTCTCAAAATATATTAAAGTCTCTTGCAAAGATTACTCAACTTATTAGTCAACAAAACTCACAGATTGTTGAGATTATAAGAGAAGCAAAACAACCAAAATCTGTTGTTGCTAAACCACAACAAAACTCACAGATTGTTGAGATTATAAAGGATGTAAAACAATTAAAAGCTGTTGTTGCTAAAC